CCTGCTCTTCTTTTACCAGCACGACGTCCTCTCTTTGCCATTACTTAATACCTAGTTCGTCTTCTGTGATAACTTTAAATTCCACTCCATTATCTAGGCAGAACTCTTGTGCAGCCTTCCACTTGGCTTGATTGACTGCATACTGTCTGCACTCATACAGATATGTTTTAGTCACTCTCTTCTTTTGTTTGGGAGGAAGAGTTTGTTTCTTTGCTTTTACCTCAATCACATACTTCTTCACCTTTCCATTCATTTCTTTGACTTCAATAAGAAAGTCTGGATAGTAACGATGTGGTCTGCCATCAACAGGAGAGACATATGGGATACTAAATTCCTCTGATGCCCATCTCAGAATGTTTTCATTTGTGTCACACCACCTACAGAATCTTCTTTCCCAACTGCTCCTGCAGATAATGTTGTTAGCATTTCCTTGATACTTCTCAGGGTGTTGAGGCTTAAAGATACTTTTGATACTTTCAGCCATACATAGTAATAGTAATCCAGATTTATTTATAGATGGCTGGTCCACGTCCTAATAGAGTAAAGACAGCAGACCTGAAAAGTAGGATTCTGAATCTTGCCCAAACATCTGTATATCAGGTTAAGATTCAACCACCCCCACAAGTAGCTGCTTTCATGCAGGTTAAGGGATTCAACTATTATTTTGAGGGTGAAAATTTAGAGTTGTTGTGTACTGAAGCATCTCTTCCAGGTTCATTCCTGTTTACTCATACTGCAAATAATGATTATCATGGTGTCAGTGAAAAGATGGCATACAGAAGGCAGTATGATGAAACATTAGATTTGACTTTTTATGTTGACAGAGAATATAATGTTATTGAATTCTTTGATAGTTGGATTGACTTTATGAGTGGTCAAGGAAATCCAGAAGCATATAAGAGTCCTGTTGCAAACTATAGATTCAACTTCCCAGAAACATATAAGAATGATATCTATCTGACAAAGTTTGAAAAGGATGCTAGGGGACAAAATCTTGCCTATACCTTCATCAAAGCATTCCCAATCAATGTTGTGAAGACTCCTGTAAGATATGATGCAAGTGAAATCCTCAAGTGTCAAGTATCATTCTCATACATCAGATATGTGAAGGAGAGAGTTGGTGCTGGTTACATTGACTTCCCTGTAACTGGAGGTGGAGTTCCTGTAAATGTTCCTCCTACCCAATCATCACAACAATCAACTCCACCATCACAATCATCTACTTCTGAAACATATATTAGAAGAGGATTTGATATTAGTCCAACTCAAAGAGGAACTGTCTTTAGGGCAGAATAAATAATCATACTGAAATCTCTATAGGTTGTTATGCCTTTACCAAGAATCTCTACGCCAACATATGAGTTGGAATTGCCATCAACTAAGAAGACAATTCAATACAGACCTTTTCTTGTAAGAGAAGAAAAGTTGTTGGTTCTTGCATTAGAAAGTGAAGACTCAAAGCAAATTACTACAGCAATCAAGACTGTGCTCTCAAATTGTATTGAGACTCCAGGTATTAAAGTAGAGAATCTTCCCACTTTTGATATTGAGTATTTGTTCCTCAATATCAGAGGTAAGTCAGTTGGTGAAGAAGTAGAAGTTAATATTATTGCACCTGATGATGGTGTAACTGAGGTTACTATTAGAGTTCCTCTTGATGAGATTGGTGTTGTTGAGAATCCAGATCACAGTAAGCAGATTAAACTTTCCTCTGATATGATGATGGAGATGAAGTATCCTTCATTGAGTCAGTTCATCTCTAGTAACTTTGATCTTAAAGATGGTGCTGATATTGATCAGTCATTTGATTTGATTGCTGCTTGTATTGATAAGATCTATACTGAAGATGAAGTTTGGTCCACTGCTGATGTAACTAAAGAAGAGGTCATTGAGTTTCTTGAGCAGATGAACTCCCTTCAGTTCAAGCAGATTGAAAAGTTCTTTGAGACAATGCCTAAGTTGTCTTATGAAGTGAAGGTTACTAATCCTAAGACCAGGAAGAAGAGTACTGTCGTTCTGGAGGGTTTATCCAGTTTTTTCGCATAGCAATGGTCCATATGGACCTGGAGAACTACTACAAACTGAACTTTGCCTTGATGCAGTATCATAAATATTCATTAACTGAGATTGAAAATATGATGCCGTGGGAGCGTGATGTGTATGTCACTCTCCTTAAACAACACCTAGAGGAAGAAGAACTCAAGCACAAACAAGCAAATGGGTAGTAAGTAATGGCAAAGAGGGGTCGTCCTGCAGGAAAAAGAAAAGGTGGTCGCTCCCTAGAAGAAATTCAGGCACAGATTGATGCCAGAGAAGAAGCAGCCAAGAAAAGAAGGGCAGAGAGAAAACCAACTGGTGCTGCTGCTGACCCTGAAAAAATGTTCAAGGCTAAGCAGGAAACTGAAGCAAGAAAAAAGGCAAAAGAAGAAGAACTGATTCCTGAAGGTTTAGAAGACCTACTAAATGATATCAAAAATCTTCCAGACCTGGATGAACTTCTAGAGTCTGTTAGAAGTGAAGGCAAAAAGAAAGATAAAAAGAAAACCACAGAGAAAACTGCTGCTGTCTTTCCTTCACCAAAAGCAGAGAAGAAAGAAAGTGATAGTATTGCCAGTGAGAATATCAATCCAGTAATTCTTAGAATGCTGGGATTGGATCCAGCTAATGTGGTTGATATTGATTATGATACCTATAAGCGTCTCCTCAGAGAGCAGATGGTTGCAGGTAGAATGGCTGGCAGCAAACTTTCTAGTGAAGAGACACAATTAGTAACTGAAGAATTCAAGAGAGTAAAGAATAAGACTGGTAGATTCAAAGTCAAAGGACAGAAGGTTAGAGCATCTTCTTTTGTTGCCAAGAGAAAGGAAAAGACATCAGGTGCATCTAGTTTTGTTGCAGGATACTTACCAGGAAGAGGTGGTGCTCTTGTCAAAACTCCAAAGGCAGAAGATCCTGGTGCACTGGTAGCAGATAAACTCTTTGAGGTCAATAAAAATGTAAAGGGTGCTGTAGATTCTTTTGCTAAGACTCAGAAAGAAGAAAAAAAATCAAAGGATGCAGAGAGAGTTGCTGCAAGCAGAGCTGCTAAGACTGCAAGGGAAGAAGCATCAGAAGCAAAGAGTATTAGAAAGCAGACACCAAAGGTATTGAAGAGAGCACTTGCACCATTCAAAGATATGTTTGAAGGTGTTTTCCGTTTCCTGAGAAATGTTGTCTTTGGAACTGCAGTGATGGAGATTTTGCGTTTTCTTAAAGATCCTGCAGAATTCTTCAGACCACTGGTTGAATGGTCTAATGGGTTGATTGACAGAATAAATGGTTGGAGCGCAAAGTTTATTACAGACTCTCTTAAACCAGTCAATGATACAGTGGATGGGTTTAATAAGAAGATACTAGAAGTAGAAAAGACAATTAATGATCTACTTGATAAACTTCCAGGTAGATTGGGGATGGGTCAAGTAAATCTTGGACAAGTTCCTGTACTTCCCACACAAAAAATTATAGACAGTACAAGAATTGGACAAATTCCAAATCCTGGAGAAGCAATAAAGAATGCTTTTGGTTCTTTACCAGCATCAACATTATCTACTCCAGGTTCTGGATATAGTGCAGGGAAGGTTCCCTCAAAAGTCTCTGATGATAAAGAGTTTACACAAGGAGTTACTGCACTTGCTAAAAAATATAATGTAAGTGAGAATGACTTGTATGCTGTAATGGGATTTGAAACCGGTGGAACTTACAGTCCTTCAATTAGAAATGCTATGGGTTCTGGTGCTACTGGTTTGATTCAATTCATGCCTTCTACTGCTAAAGGATTGGGTACTAGCACAGATGCTTTGGCAAAGATGACTAGAGCAGAGCAATTGAAGTATGTTGATAAGTATCTTTCAAATAAAGGAATTGAAGGTGGCAATCTCTCTGATATTTACATGTCAGTTCTTTTCCCTGCTGCTGTGGGAAAATCTGAAGATTATGTTTTGTTTGGTAAAGGTGCAATGAGGGGATACACTGGCAGAGCATATACTCAGAACAGGGGATTGGACCTCAATAATGATGGGAGCATTACAAAGGCAGAAGCATCATCAAAAGTAAGAGCATATTTACCAAAAGGAGTTGTCTCTGCTCCCACAGCATCAGTAACAAAAACACAAATTGAAAAGGCAGAAGTTACTAAATCTCCTGGACCAGCTGTTACACCACCACCTGCACCTGTGGCAAGGAAACCTAGAGTTGTTGCTCTCCCAGCACCTGCTCAGCAGGCACCTGTTGCTGGTTCTGGTGCAGGAGCAAATCAGAAGTCTGTTCCAACTTTCTCTGCAACTGATGGCAACAATCAGTCCATGTTGGTTATCAAATCAATCTACAATATTGTGGGGTAACATAAGATGGCACTTCCAATTGCAGGTTTATTGAAAGGAGCAGGGGCTGTTAAAAGTCTTACTGGTGGTGGTGAAAAGAAAGCAAAAAAAGAAAAACTTCTTCCAGCAACAAAGGAGGGAGAAGGCGAAAAACAACTACCAGGTAAGAAATCTTCTGCTCTTGCAGTTAGACCAAAAACAAAAATTGCTCCAAGAGTTAGAGTTACATCTTTCAAATCTATTGCACCAAAAGGTGGCAGACTTGGAAAGGGTGGTGCATTAGTTTATGATGATTTGTCTAGTAGACTGGATACTCTAGTTCAGAATACAAATATCCTCAAACAATTTGCAAAGAATGACTTAGAGAATCAAAAGGAAGAAACAAAGGCAGAAAAACAGACAGCAGAAAAAGCAAAGAATGCTGCTGCAGAATCAAAGGCTGAGGCAAAGGCAGAACAAAAGACTTTGAAGATGTCTTTAAAGGCACCTAAGATGGATATTTTTGGTGGAGTTTTTAAGATTCTAAGAAATATTGCTTTTGGAACTTTGGTGATGGAAACTCTTCGTTTCTTCAGTGACCCAGAGAAATCTAAAGGTGTTCTTAAGTTTGTGGAAGATAATATGTTCGCCATTTTAGGAGGAATAGGTGCAGCTATTGCAGCAGTTGTAATTGCTCCTTTGTTTGGACCTGGTGCTTTATTACTAACTGCTTTAGGAGCGTTGACAAAGGTCACACTGGCTCTTGGTAGTCTTATTCTTTTTAATCCAGGTGTATTGCTGGCAGTTAAAGTTGCATTGGGCATTGGAGCTGGTTTGGCTGCCACTAAAGCAGTTGAAACAATTGGTAAAAATCTTCATCCATCGATGCTTGTTCCAGTCAAAAAAACTAAGAGAGGTCTTAAGTCAACTGGACGAGCATTGACTCCAGAACAGGAGAAGGTGAAGGCAGAGATTGAAGAAGAAAGAGCAAGACTTGAGGGGTTGAGAGATC